AACTGGGTCATTCTTACATTTGATAAACTCAATGACCTGCTCCTCTGTAAATTCGTGAGGAGTATTTGCTTTTTTTAAATTTGGATTACCAAGATATACATTATCAACCATAACTTATCAGCAGTTCCAACGACGACGTGCCTGTCTTAATCTACTATTTGGATCTTTTGCTGCCTTTGGAAACTTCTTCATTTGACCTGCACTTCTTGCACAATAACTCTTTCTACGATTCGCATCCTTCGAACCTTTCTTTAATTTAGATGGTTCTGTAGTCACTGCAGTCTTTAATTTAGAACCAGGATTTCTACGACGATATGCTTCAACACCTTTTTGTGTCATTCCAGCACCACTCTTTGTAGGTCTTTTATGTCCTGACTTGACACTCATACCTTTCATATCATCTTCACTGAGTTCACTTCTCCAATCAGAAGGATTTAGTGGTTCTGGTTTAATAATATCTACTGTCTCGATTTCAGTAAATTTAATATTATCCTTTTTCCAATCTTGAACAAGTAATTCACTTTCTTCTTTCTTCATCTTTTTAGCAACGGCATCCTGCTCTTTTTTTCTGAGCATTGCTTCTTTCTTTGCCTTGTCCATCATGGTAGATGTGCTAACACCAACTTCTTCTTTCACACCACGTTTTGCTTTGTGTTCCTCTCTTCTTTTAGCAATTAGTTCACCTCTTGTGGCATCTTTTGTGATCTTCTTTCCAGTCATAATATCAGGCATTTCACCAGGTGTTCCAAACTTTCTTTTATTTCTAATTGTTGCTTTACCATAAGTTGAAGCACCTGCTTCATACTTTGCCTCTGGTATAACACCCTCTTTTGTCACACCCGCCTTTGCTCTTTCTTTTTCAGCAACACTTTTAATCACCATCTTTAACTTATTCTTTAGGGAATAAGGATTCTCTTTTTTCTTTTCTTTTCCAAATGCTGCCATTTGACCTGATGGTTTACCTGATCCTCTAGTGATTCCATATGCCATTCCCTCAGAAGTATCTGTAGTATGTTGCTTATCTGGTTCGTTCTTTGCTAAATTTTTCTTTTTCTGTTTATCTGATATCTTTGGTCCACCCATCGGATCACCATACTCATCTCTTTCAACTTGCTCCTTTTTTACGCAGTTTGGATACCTCTTACCAAACATTGTCTTCATACCTTTCTTTTCATATCCCTTCCAACATTTTTCTGAGAACTGTTGGAATGAAATACCAGATGGTTCAAACTCTTCTTTCTTAGTACTATTACCCCAGTTTGCAGCACCGACTTTACGACATTTAACTAATGCTCCTGACGCATATGCACTTGGCCAAACTGAATATCTTGACTTGACTTTATGATAGCAAGCATCTTTTGTACCACTACCCTTACCTTTCTTATCTGCTTCAGTAAGTTCAATTTCATTTCTCCAATCAGAAGATTCTTTTTTCATTTTCTTTTTCCTTGGACTATCAGTTGATACGTATGTTGGTTTTGCAGCACCAGATTTTGATTGCTGATTTGGATCTGCTTTTTTCTTACGACGTGCAGCAGATAATCTTTCTGCTTTTGTCATACTTGCTCTCTTTGCTGAAGAGACGCATTTTGGTGTTCCTTCACCAGGTTCGTCACTTGCACAAGTTCCACCTGTGACTACATTGACCCAACCACCTTTTCCGTCTTTGGATTTAGAACCTTTGAACCATTTATGAAGTGAACCCTCTTTTACATCTTTACTATCAAGGTAATCTGCAGCAGTATCTAAGTAATCAGATGCTTTAGTTATCTTTGATTGAACCCACGCTTTGAAATTATCTTTCTTACGTGAATGTTTTTCAATTCGTTTAGATGCTCTTCCAGCAGTTTTCAATTGATTACGAATCATTTCGGGTTCATGATCTTTGTGAGATTTACCCTCACTCATTCCTCCTCCATTTCCACCACCGTTTCCACCATTGCCACTGCCATTCCCGTTACCACCATTGCTACCATTACCATTACTGCCATTGCTACCATTACCATTCTTTCCATTACTCTTTTTACTATCATCATCAGGTTCTAATAAACCTCTACCACCTACATGATATCCACGAGGAATAGGTTTACACTTCTTATCAGTGTAGCAATAATAGTATCCAGATTTACACTTTTTCATTCTTAGGATTCGATGCCTCCTTATTATTTAGAATTCCTTGTTTCAGCATTTTTGACAACTCAGATGTTGAACCAACGAACAAGGCATTATTTGTGACATTATTTGTAGTTTTATTTACATCTTCTTCAACTTCTTTAACTTTTTTCTGCAAGTCCATAAGTTTGTCAGTTGTATCTGCCACTGATTTAATTAACTGACCTGCAACTTCATATGCCCTTGGACTTGCGGTTTCACCAGCAACTTCCATAATACCATTTATTGCTTCCTGTCCTTTTTCGATTAATGAATATAAATTACCTCTTGTATAATCATAATCTTTACTAACATCATGATTTTCAACTTTTTTAAGTTGACCCTTCTTAGCAACAACATCTTCAGGTGTAGGAACAACTTCAGAGTTGATATTTAAAGCTTTGTCAATAGATTTAAAATTATCCATTAGATATCAGTTTGCCTTGTAGGACTGTAAGATTTAGAATCAGAAAAGAATGAAGTTGTTTCACTAAATCCAAAATCATCATCTGGTCCAGCATCCACTGGGTCAGGTGTTACAGTGTATCTGACTTCTCGTTTTGCATTTCGAACATCAGTATCAGCAGCATAATCAACTTGAACTTTCTTAATAAGACCCTCAGAGGATTCTGCAACAGGACCAAATAGGTAGGTCTTTGCCGTAAATCCTAATGTATATATCAATGCTCTACGTGTTGAAAAATCTCCTTCATAATCATCTTGAAAATTAATACTGTCTAAAACAATTGGTATATCTCTTTTCTCTCCAATGGATTTAACTAAATCAACTGTAAGATTGAATGATGGTTGAAAATATGGCAATATCTGTTCAATAATTTGTAGAGCATCATCATTTAATTTTGCAAGTATATTTAATTCAAATCCAATATTATATGGCACGGGCATAAAAACTTTTTTTACATTATTACCATCTGATGCTTTAAATGTTTGAGTGATTCCAGTTTTTCTCGATGAATCATATGAAACATTATTCATTTCAAAAGACATTCGAGGAAGAGTAATTCCAACTGGTTTATTTAAATCTGCTTGTTGTTCGAGTCTTGCTAAGAATTTTTGTGAAGGTCCGTATGCCAAAGGAACTTTTAATTCACTATAAGTATTACCTGATTTATCATCATGTCGAATACTAATAGCATTAAACAAGGTGCCAAAAGAAACAATTGTCTTTCGAATTATTTCATGATAGTAATAAGTTCCTAACATTAGAATGTACCAAATGGATTATTTTCTGAAAAATCGATGATATCATCTGCTTCTGTTTCGATTTCATCACTTTTATCATATTTATCAGCAAATTCTGCTGATTCTACAAAATCAACAGTATATTGTGCGGATGATGCAGATCCAACTATGGTATCACCAGCAACAAAAGTACCGTTTGTTGTTCCTAATTTTAATGTATTTGTTGTCACATTCCAAGATTTAACTCTTGCTGTTGCATTAGAAACTGAACCTGTAACAACCTCATTAAATTGATATGTTCCAATACCTGTTATTACTGGTGGAGGAGAAACCGTAGCAATTCCAGTACCACTTGTATATCCAATACCTGCATCTGATATGAGAACTTGTGTAACGACATTGCTTGTGTTATTAATTAAAACTCTACCTGTAGCAGTTCCTACTCCAGATATAGGACTGTTGAAGAATAATGTTGGTGCAGTAGGATATCCACTACCACTTGATGTAACACTTACACTTCCAATACCAGCACTATCTGTGACCAATAATGCTGTTGCAGCTGCACCAACACCATACGTTGTTGATCCAACACCTAATATTGTAGAGGCAGCACTCACAATTGTTACAGTTGGTGTGACAGTGTATCCAGCTCCTGCATTCGTTAATAATATTTCTTTGACAGAATTTACACCATTGATAGATGTTGTGATTGCTACTGCAGTGGCAGTGGTTCCTGCTCCTGGTGGTGAACTGATCGTAACTGTTGGTACTTTATCATAATCATATCCATCCTCATTAAGAAATATTTTACGAACATATCCAGTTGCAGTCGTAACACCTAAAGTTGCTGTTGAACCAATTGATATAAGTTTTAGGGATGTAATATATCCTTGATCAACAAGGGCATCATCAATCTCCTCAGTTGTTGTGCTAAGTTGATCCCATCCACCTACTTCGTCTTCAAGTTCAAAGAGTTCACATCTAAGTTCATAAACGTAATTTTTACCTAACTGATAAAAAGGTTTTTCATGTTCAACAAATTTAATTTCAAAAAGTCTTCCACCTAATGGAAAGAATATTAAATCTCCTTCATTTGGTCTACTTGTAACTTCTATCTCATCTTCAGGTAAAGACTCTAAAAATGGGGAAATAAAATCTTCGAATCTTTCTTTGGATATTGTGACTATAAGTTCATCTTTTAAACTCATACCAAATTTAGTCATAATATCACCAGCTCCACCATACCCATCAAATGTGTTTACGTATGCTTCAATTGAAAAATTATCACCAAATCTAGAAGATTGAACCTCTGTAAATATATTATCCTTTTTAACTATTCTTCGAGGTAAATATTTTACCTCAACACCATAAATTTTTAACTGTTCATTGATTAAATCTTGAACGAGTCTTTGTTCACTTTGTGATCCTTGTAAGAAAAAGGGATTTAATGCCATTATAATTAACCTATAAAATCAAGAGGTGGTAATTCATACTCGGAAATAAGTCTTTCTCTAATACTTTCTAGTTCTCTCTCTGCATCATCGTATATCTGTCTTCCATTCAGTTCTAAACCACCTGGTAATTTAACACCTTGGAATTTAATTAAATTTTGACCCCACTGTCTTTTTATTAATGATGTGAGATATAATTTTAAGAAACTATCATTATAAACACCAGTAAAGTTATCAGGATCTAGAATTCGATCACATTGAATCACTAAAAATGTTCCTGCATCCTGTGCAGCCCAATCAATATCTAGATACAATCTGTTTTGTCTTTTATTAAATCTTATTTGTTTATCTGTTGTAAGTAAATGATCAATATCCTCAAGATATCTTTTTGTCATGGAATATTGTAAAAGATTAACAGAATTAAAATAATACAGATCATTCAAAAATAACTGATATTTAATACTAAACATTCCACCAGATATTGAACTTGTATCAAATTTAAATATTCTATCAATTCCAACGACTGAATCTGGAACCTGTATGAAGTTTGATGTTTCGTAAAAATTAGAAGTAACAGTTCCTAAACCACTTACACTTGTTGAATTTCCAGTAGTTGTGACGATTCCAACTCCAGATGTTCCCGATGCCTTTCCACGATCTATATCCTCTTGAGTTAATTCATACTTAAGATACATTCTCTCAATACCATCAAAATGCCTTTCTCCAAACAATTGAAGAGCATCATCAATTAGATCATCTGCTTGATCATCATCAACGTTGATCTCTAAAACTGGTGCACCTAATTTGCGAAAACAGTAATCAATTAATTCTTGTCTAGTACTTGGTTTAGCCATTAAAATACACCTCCATCTATAAGTGCTGCGGTTAATGTTCCTTCAACAAATACATTTTGCGTAAATGTTGCAATTCCACTGAAAGTAGAAACACCTGAAGTTACAACAAGTCCTCCAGTGCTGATTCTTACACCTGCTCTTGCAGTAACAATACCAATTGAGTCTACGTTTGTTACATCTTCATATGTTAATGTACCACCAATAGATACATTATTTCCAAAAGTTGCACCAGCAGCAACAACATCTTGAACAGTTATACTTGGTGTACCAGTTAATCCTCTAGAAGTTCCAGTTGTGTTTTGATTACCAGCTGTATTTACACCAGGTAAATCTATGTTTGCAGTGCCATCAAAACTTACACCACCTATAGTTCTTGCGTTTGCTAGTGACGTTGCAGTTCCTGCATTACCATCTAAAGAACCTTTAAATGTAGTGGCAGTTATAATACCACCACTAGCAGTGATAGCAGTTCCTACTTTAAGAGTATCGGTTACAGTAGCAATACCAGATAT